TTCACTTGTAACCACGTTAGCGGCTACCCTTGGTTGCACTTGTGGTGCTTCCTGTACTTCTGACATAGGTTTCCCTAAGAATTTTCCCAATGATCCTCACTGGTAAGGTTTGGGTAATTATTAACCCTAATTAATTATCTGTCAATCACTGTTGCATTGGTTGCGTAAATGGACTAGCACCTTGGCTAATATCCTGTGCCGCAATCATGGCATATTGCTGTTGCTCAAGGTTACGTTTCTCGATTTCCTCACGCAATCTAGCAGTGTCCATTCGGTGTAATAAAAGGTCAGTAATTGCTTCAATTTCAGTCTTATTCTGTGAAGTAATAGCCCGTGTATTCTGGTCATTGACCTTAACTTCAGCCATAGTCTCGGTATTATGGGCTTTGGCAGTGACTTCCATAAGTTTGCGTCTTGTAGCGCCTTCTTCTTTGATCTGAGCCACTTGTGACCGATTGTTAATCTCAAGGCCAGCGGCTTGCAACTGCTGCTGAAGCTGTTGAATCATCTGTTTAGACTGAGCCAGTTCCATTTGAGCTTGTGGCGGGATGTCTGATTTCTCATCAATCTGAGCCATCGGGTTCATGGCGGCAAGGCGGTCTGCGATCACATCAGCGCCAGGGAAGTCCATGTTTCGGAACACCAAGTCACCCGCAATGTTGAACAGTTCTGCATTACCCGTGAGCAAAGGCATCATGCTTTCTACGGCTTGCTGTCTGCGGCTTTGGAAGCCTGGGCCTGTGTCCATCACCACATCATATTCACCCACAGTCACATCGTTCAGCACTTCACCAATCTCGTTGGCCTCATTAATGGTGGTCATGTCAGGCTGACCATCCGAGCCAATAATCCGCATAACTCGCTGTGTGTCGTAAATCTTGGGGATCAAATCCAAAATAATTTTGCCCGTGTGCCTGATGGAACGGGTCATATTGTCGTAGAAGTGGAAGTTTGACAGATCAACTTGATTTTGCTGACCCATTAAAGCCTTGCCTGAAATATTCCCGCTTGGCAGTTGATTTGGATCCATGATGCCCAATACCATCTGCAAGTCTGCGGAAATAGCGCCAGCGGCCTCCATAATGCCCGTAGGCGGTGCTTCAGGCTGTAAACGGGTTGGAGTAGGTGCGGGTTGACCCTCGATGTCCTTCTGTTTGTATCTCAGGACAGGCGTTGACTTGATGTTAGCCATCGCCCATTCGTTCTCATGTCCCTCGTCTTGGCCTTCAGCAAGCAGCCACTTAGCTTTAGGAGCAAGGGCAACACTTTCTGTCATGGAAGTGCGCCAAAAGTTATACATCCGCTGTGGGTCTTTGGCAAAGCGAACTAATCCATACTTCTTTCGCTTGTCATCCACAATCACTTGTGCGCCATAGCATGGAACAACGGGAATGTATTTGCCCGCCATCGTCTTTTCTTCTAAAACTTCCAATGCGGTGCATTTAATCCATTTAACTGCTTTGCGGAAGCTGTCACGCTCATCCACCACAGTCAACCCAGATGCCTCTACACGGGCAAAGAAGTTGTTAGAGTCGGCAAAGCCTGAAGTGCCATCGCTCAACAAATAGAGCTTCGCTCGTTCACGCTCAATATAAAAGTATTCGGCAACTCGAATATCTTCTTTAGTAATCCAAGCGGCTGTGTCATCGCCAGTAGAACGCTGTTGGAAATTAGCCCCATCATCAGCGCCTGGGTAATACTCACGAAACACCTTCTTATCCATCACAGTGGTAATCAAGCATCGCTCGGCATCTGATCCGTCAGGCAGAATCGAGTTTGGATCGAAATAGACTGTAAAAGGGTTGTCAATCGTGTCAATAAAGATTTCCTGATCAAAGGAATCCTCCCGTGTATAACGGGTATTGATTCGCCAATAACCCCATCCCATGCGAACAGCATAGTCAAATGCGGTGTCATATGCGGTGTCAGCGTTAGAGTTCACCTCAATGTGGCGGGTAATGCCCTCAATCACTTGGGCAATCTTATAATCTGCCAAGTTATTAACAGGGTGAACTTTGATGCGGGGGCGTTGCTGACGCTGTTGGTTAGTCACTTGCCTGATATACGCATCAATCTTGTTGATCGTCAGGCATGGGCGGGATTCAAGATTACGGCTATTCTGAATCTCCACAGGCCATTGGTCGCCAGCGGCAAACTTAATGTCGTTTAGGGCTTCTGCCCGATTGGTAGAGTCGGCATCATTAACCATGCGCCAGAACTTGATCGCTTCATTGATCTTGTCTTTATTTCCAGTTTCGTCTTGGTAAGCCATATTCAGCCCTTTATTTCGTGCGTTATTATCTCACTAGCTCATCCAACTGCCAACATTAGCAATTTGTGCTGATTTTTTTCGTTTGGCGGGTTCTTTGATCATAAGGGCAATGTATCTAAATGCGTCAGCCCCGTGTGAGTAGTGATCATGCAAAGGATAACGGCTGAACTGACCTGTATCAGGGTCAACCTCATACCGATAATGTCTCAGGCAAGCCAATCCATCTGCGGTGTGCTCCCTGTCAAAGTAGCAAGTTGGAAAGATTGTCCTTGCCGCATTGATTGAGTCTAGGATTGGCACTCTTGGCATGATCTGCGTCTTAAACCCTGCGGCTCTTACGATGTCATCAATGGTGCGCCCTGCTGCCGCTAAGGTCTTATTCTCAGCGTCATGGGGTAGCCATATGGTGTCATAGACATAACCAAACGTCTGCATGGTCGCCAGGTAATAACTGATTGTCTTCTGGCTGTCCTCAATGTATCGAATGAGGCGGGTTTCCATACCCACAAACTGCAAGAACCAAATGGCGGTGCTATCACTCCAACCCAAGTCAAAAACAGCGTGTACGGGCTTTGTAGCGTCATATGGCACACGGCAGATGCGCCCATCCTTCTCGGCCTGTTGCATCTCTTTGGCAAAGATCGCCCCATCCACAGTTTGTCGGCATAAACCTTCCCAGACTTGGTTGTAGGCTTCCTCATCCCTTAGCTTGAGGGAATCTTTCTCAAGTTTCAGCGTTTCGGGAAACCAAGGGTTGTCGTACCAATTGACCCGCATCGTGATGCAATCTTGCGGTGGATTAACAACAAAACGCTGATAAGTCTCGTCTGTTTCTAGTTCAGGATTAAAAGAAATCCATATCTCGCTTCCGTCTTTACGAATGGTCGGGATAAGAATATTCCAACTCAAACGGCTGGTCGTCTGCGCCTCCTCTACCCAACAAATATCAACACCTTCATAAGATTTGATATTTCCCACATTATTTTTCAGTCCGACAAAAGAAAACTCTGTGCCGTTTCGACCTCTAATGCTTGTTTGGGTAATCTCATAAAAGCCCAATAAGCCCAAAGCCTCAATTTGGTCACATAACAACTTGTGAACTGAATCTCTAATACTGGTTTGGAATTCACGGGCGCATAAGATACGCAAAGGACTTTTAGCCCCAAGGATTAACAAGGCTCTAGAAATCCCCCATGACTTAGCACCGCCCCTACCGCCTAGGCAAACTTTATAACGGCTCTTTTTGAACAGACCTTCCAACTTGACGGGAAACTCTGCCCTTGCAATGGCATCAGTTACATCGCTCATTCGGGCTTAATGAATGTGACCTGAATTCCACCCAACAGAGGACTGCCATCTGCGTTCTCAATCGTTGTCGCCTGAATCGCCTTGCCATCCACTCGGTCGATGATCTCTTTAATTGCCCAAGGCTCGCCTTCTTCAGCTTGCGTGACCAGTTGCTCGGCAATCTTTCTCAGGCGATGCGGCTCTTGCACCAAGACAAGGCGCAGTTTGTCATAGAACATCCTGCTCTTTGCAGCGTTCTGATTGCCAACTTGTCCACCTCTTTCAGCCATTCGAGTCGATTCCTAAGTCTTTATGCCTAAATTACTTTTTTGTCTTAGACATTGGTTTCTTATTAGCCTTTTTCTCGGCTTCACGCTTTACCGAATAGGCAATTGCCACCGCTTGCTTGGGTGGTTTGCCTGATTCAATTTCTTGCTTAATGTTGGCTTTTAATGCCTTTGGGGTCATTGATGCGATCAAAGGCATTTTGTCACCTCAATTA